AGCCACTGCTCAAACTCATCAAGTGCTTTTCTTGGGTCGTGTTCTCTTGCTCTTCCTTTTGCTTTTTTAGATGCTGCTGCGTAGGCTTTGGCATCGTCAAGTTTCGTAATTTCTTTAACCCAGCTTTCAATATCATTTCTATCCTTTATAAATATTCCAGCCTTCCCACAATTTTCTTTCAATCCTTCTGCCTCACTGCTTATAACTGGTATTCCGCTACACATTGCCTCTGTTGCAGTTATGCCCCAGCTTTCATATTTACTTGGCATAAGCAGTATTCTAGTCTTATTGTAAACGGAAAGTATATCAGTGGTTTTGTCAATATAAGTTATATTAGGCAAGTCTTTAATTATTTGTTCGTCATAAGACCCCTTAACACCTAAGAACTTCTTGTGAGGCATAGCCTTCGCAATCTGATAAAAAATCTCTCCACCCTTGTTCTCATTAAGATTGATAAGCGTAATGTATTCATTATCAGCAGTATCTATCTTTAAATCAAAATCACGATAATCGGTAGGTGGTGTGAGTATAAAGTTACTCCATTTGTAACCCAATTTGTCTTTTGCCCATAAAGAGTTATACACTATATGTTGAGAACTATTGGCATTCTCAATTTCAGGATATTTATGGGTATTATGGATAAGATGAAAGACTGGTTTTTTGTATAAACCAGCAGCACCTATTGTCCATCTTGTGTAGTCTAAATGTGTGAAAACACATTGACTCCATCTAAATAAGTTTTCAATAACATTAGCATTAGGAGGAAATACATCTACACCATCATAACTATAAGTATTTGTTATTTTATAATGATTAGCTTGATGAAGTAATACCCTTACATTATGTCCTTTGCTCTGCAAATGCTTAGCTATTCTATGAGCCATACTCTCTGCTCCGCAGTTTTTACCTCTTGAGGGTGCATCAGTTAAGACACACCCCCAAGAGGCATAAATGTTGTGGAGGATATAAGTGTATAGAAAATAGTATATTCACACTCTTATATATTTTTGTTTAAATAATATGTTTTTATGTATAGTATGTCTTGTAACATTAAATTCTTTTGCGGCTTCTATTAGTGTTTTAAAAGTCCCATAATCTTTGTGCATATATAATTTTGCAAAATGATTATCTATACTTTTTTTTGCCTTTGGTTTAAATAAACCAGTTTGCCAAGCGTGTTTAATATTTCTTGAATTATCTGACCATTCTAAGTTCTCGAGTCTATTATCGTGCTTTTTACCATTAATATGATTGACTTGTGGCTGATTTTTTATTTCACTAAAACTATTCATTACAAGTCTATGTAGTTTATGTGATTTAAAATTATCTTTTGAGATAAATAATCTGATATTTAAATATCCTTTCTTGCAAGGAGATGGCTTTAGTATTCTGCCATTTATCCTATTCCTTATTCTTCCTAAATTACTTACTTCAAATTTTTCTTCGTAATTAAAGCAAGCTATCCAAATTTCACTTACATTTGTCATATCTTTATTGTTTTGGTATACATAAAGATACAAAAAAGGGGTGAATATTTCATCCCTTTTAAATTAGTTTATTTGCACTATTGTCAAAAATCTCTCTATAATCAGCATAATGTTCCCATAGTGCAGATTGATGTGGCTTCTGCCAAGCTATCATAGGGGTTATAATATAGCTATTTCCTCTTGGATGAACATTCTCCTTCAACCAATCATCAAACATAACTGATGTGTCTGTATAGCCCTCACAAATGGCTTTTGGATTATTGAACATTACTGCGTGTGTAGTCCAACAACCAAAAGTCCTATATAAATTCTCACTATATTTCTCTATTGGTGCTACAAGGTTTGCACCTAAATAGCAAATCTCCCAATCTGGAGGTAACTGCCTTAAAGCAGCAATAAAATGCTCATTCTCTCTTATCTCAACATCATCCTCAAAAAAATACAAAACATCATCAATCTCCTTGCAAATATTACTAATAGAGATATTATATGATGTCTTTGGGTTGGAATGCTTTTCGGCATACACAACCTTTGCTTCTATTCCTAATTTATTAATCTCACTTAATGCGCCATCAAGTGTAGGTGATCCTTCGGTAGTAAGTAGTCTAACTTTCATAAGTAAAAATAAGGGGAGAGAAACTCCCTCCCCTATATTTATAAACCTTAGATAGCACCATAAATCGCCGCCGAAGGTTGGAACTGAAGAAGTTCGCAACGAGCTTCTGCTCTGAAAGTGATAAGGTTCTTGATGAAATCATCTTGATCGAACTCGGTAGAACGAACTGCAAGACCGCTTTGCTGAGCAATAGCGAACTTAGTAGTGTCCATAACGTAGATCTTAGAAGCAGTAACCAAAGAGTGAGGGATAACTGGTACACCTACGATTCTTACGTTACCATTGTTGTCGATAACCATTCCACCAGGAAGTGAATAGTCAGCTGGCTTGGTTTTTAACAATGAAGCCCAACCAGCGTGAGTGGTCAAAGCAAGGTTTGGAGTCCAGTTCAATGCGCCCAACTGAGCAACATAATCAATGAACTTCTCAGCGGTGTTAGCACCAGAAGAAGAACCAGCAGTTGCAGAAGATGCAATAGCGTTAAGATAATAAGTATCTTCAGCTTTTTGGAAATCTTCAATCAATGACTGCTGCAAGTAAGCCTGCAAGAATGGCAAATCATCAATCATCTGACGAGAAACCTTAGCGTAACCAGCGATGAAAGACAACGCAGTGTTTACAACTGTTACATCGTAATCAACTTGTGGCTTTGCAGAACCTTCAGTTTGCTTACCGAAAGAACCTTCACCTACTGGAGTGTTACCTCTTGGGAAAGATACAGAGCCAGTTGATACTGGGATTATGTTGAACACACTTCTAAGGTGTGGGTTAACGAAGCTACGAAGAGCTGGGTTGTCTACATAAGATGTATAAACTGAACCAGTAAGGTTGTTACCGATGGTCATTACACCAACTGCTTTCAAATCGATTTCAGCAGAGAAACCTTTACCATTGCTGCGTGCAGCAGATTTGATTTCGTTCCAGCCTTTCTCGATTGCAGAACCAATCTCAGCCTTGATGTTGTTTACGTGTTCAGCATAAGAAGTAGCAACTTTTTGCTCAGCCTTTGCGCTCAACTTACCGAAAGCAGCCTTAGCTTCTTTTACTTCGTTGATAGCTTCAGCAAGAGTCTTGTTAGACTTCTCCATTTGCTCGTTGATTTGCTCTACTTTAGAGTCAAATGCCTTTGCAGCCTTCTCGGTTACGTTTGCAACCTCAGCCTTTTGTTCTGCCAATTTTGATTCGAGGGCAGATTCGAATGCTTTTAAATCGCTCATTTTTGTTAAATTTTATTGATTATTGATATAAATGAACCCACTGGCAATTCTTCTGCTTTTTGCTGCTCCACTGCCGCACTGGCTGGTGAAGTGCTACTCATCATCTCTATTGCTTGTGCGAGTTGTTTTACTTTTATTAAACACAAATCGATTGTCTCATCAGTGACATCACTATCACGGATAAACTTTTCAAATGCTTTTATTTGATCCTTAACTTGTTCTACGTTACCCATATTTTTCAATCCCAATAATGGTGTGTTCTCATTTGCACCCCAAGCAGTTAAACTTGAGCCTTCAAATAACATCACCTCGTGTATCTCATTAGCCTCACCACTCTTTTGTTCTCTTAGTGTTCTAAAGCCAATAGAATGCTCACTAATAAGCCCACTCTCTACCATCTTGATAAAGTCCTTACCAAGTTGGTGTGTGCCAACCTTAGACTCGTAATATAGTCCATAGCTATCTTCCTTTAGACTTAACAACTTACCCAAAGGTTTAGATGGGTCGTGGTTTAGTAAGTGCTTAATCCTTTGCTTACCATCTACTCCCCAATCTTGGATAGAACGCTTAAATGCACCTGGCATCATAATATCGCCATCGCTATCCATCATACCAAATGCAGAGAAGTAACCACTTACTACCCCACTTTTCGCATCAACATCTTTGACCTCAAGACCAAAAGACTTGTAATTGTATATCATATTTTTGCTCTTTGAATTATCGTTCTTAATTGTCTCTTCCTTCTGTCCCTCCTCTGCCAAATAAGCCCTATAAGCCGATTCGGCATTCTCTCTGCTGGTATATACACATTCGCCTTCCCCGATCCGATACTTTCCGTTGCTTTCGCAATAATAAATTGGCATATCATTTCATTATTAATTGTCCGTTTGCATCTCTGCGTGGTATAAAAGCCACCGCACATCTGCAATTAATTGTAAATCCTTTTGGTGCAGTTGGGTCACCTGGTGCTTCTACTACAATAGGTCTGCCAACTTTATCAGTACTTGTAAAATACTGATTATACTCCACAGTTTGCCCATCCATATCCCAATGATCATACAAATCTTTTGGGATCCTTCTGGTTCTTGCATCTCTTCTCGCCACCCAAATTTTATCTACAAAGAATGGGTGTCTCTCTGCCCCAATTAGTGAACTATAATTTGATGCTCTCATCACCTCTGTTCTTGCTATCATAGTTGCCCTATATCTCATAAAAGCAAATTGACCTTCACTAAGTATTAATGCTACTATATCATCAACACTTAATCCATCTGCAATTGCTTTTGTAACAAGAGCAATCAGTCTGTCTTTTGTTGTCTTAGTCATAATAGCTGCAAGATAAAACCCCCATTCAATTAAATATGACGTTATGTTCTCTATGAAGTCATCATTTAATCCAAATGGATTTGCAGCCTTTTTACTATCAACACTAATTGCTCTGTATGTAGCGTTACCAAATGTTACTGCAACCTCTCTATACATCTTGCGCATGACGGGCATAATTTTATCATCCCATAATACCGCACCAAGCCCACTCATTGCTGCCTCTGGTCCATTACGCTTTACATCTCTAGCAAATTGCTCTAGTTCACTTTTAAGTATATCATAAAACAAAGAACTATATTTCTTGTCAAGACTCCTTCGCAGCCTCTCCACTTTCAGCCAATATGTCCCTCGCTGCGTTGCGTTCATTGATAAGTTTTATTTTATACGACATCCTCACTT